ATCCGTAAAAATACCACTACCAACAGCAGTCAAATGATTAGCGTTACCTGACTTGTCGTCCCACTGTGACACTACCCCTGCTGTATCTGTAATAGTAGCAGTATCTGCTGCATCGTACCAATTTTCTGTGGTTAACAAAGTTGGAGTCCAATAAGAAACATTTGCATCGAATGCTAAAAATTGTCCTGCCTCCACCTGTAAGAATTCTCCTGCCTCTGATTGGATTACTCCATTGGGACCGACAGGCCCGACCTGTGCATCACCTTCAGAATCTCCAATAAAAAGCCCTATGCCTAAGTTTGGCATTATTTTTTATAGAGAATGGCCGCTCCTGAAGCCAAGGTAACGGAAGTTGTGTTAGGTATGTACAGCACCTGCCCCTGCGAAAAAACTGTAGCGTCAGAAACTAAGTCTGCCGAGTTATCCATCAATCCAGTTATACCTCCGATTACTGAATCCTCGGTAAACTGAATAGCTGTAAAATCGCCGGTATTTGCTCCTGTTCCATTTACATAGACGCATCCATTTGCACCCATTACATTTTGAATATTTATTGATGATAATCCCATAATTATGTTGTGGTTAAAATGTTAACTCCGAACGAGTAGCTCGGATATGTATTGACCGAAATTTTGTTCATTCCCTCCAGCCTCTCGACTCGGTCGATTTCGAGTGCCAGGGTTTCTTCGGCTAATGCCTCTTGCTGGATGCTTTTATCCAATTGGCCGTCTGACTTATACCAGTCACTGACTGTTGCGAGTAGTAAGTAACGCTCGAGGAATCGTGGGAGTGTAGAAGTCTCTCCTACTCCATCACCATAACTGCTAGGGGTCACCTGGTTGCCCTGCACGAATACTGTCGATTGTGTGGAGTCTGCTTTTAAAATCAGATATCCATTGATCAGATTATATTCCAACTTGATCGCCTGGCGGTCACTCAGCGGGTTTTTATCGAAGACCGCAAAGACATCCATAATGTCCGAGTCATTGTCGATCTGAACCGCTTTGTCGGCCACCAATGGCGTGGTAATTGCCGCCACTGTCTTTTCTTTCAATGACATCAATTCTGGCCACTGTGCCCGCGTCCATGCTCCCTTAACACGATCATTTAATGAGTTCTTGAATGCTGTCTCCTCAACCGAAAGTAAAGAGTCCACTCCGATTGCCGAAGTGAATCTATTCTTTAAGTCGCTATAGGATACAGTTCTCACGATCCAATTACTGTCTCAGGATTCTTCTTAGCGAAATCCCTCGAGTACTCGGGATCAGACATACAGCCAGGACGCTCCTGCTCATGTCTCAAGTAAGTCGTAAGATCGACAGATCGAACTGCTCGGAAGTTTTTTCCTCCGCTAACAGATTGCCCGTATTTACGAGCCGCTAATGCCCTGCCCTTATAGCCAGCTTTTTCACGCTCGGCTTGTGCTTCTGCCTTTTTGGAAAGATAGTGTGCCATCTCTTCACCCGACATTCCACCACTTCGTTTACCGCCTCTTACGATTATATTAAGACTCATATTTAAAAAGAAAAAGGGAGCCGGTCTAACCCCTTAAACCGGCTCCCAAGTAACAACATTATCGGCTGATATAAACCCGAAATAATTAAACAATACTACCGAGTGCTCTAGGATTGCTTACGCGAATCGTAGCCATGCACTCAGAGAACGCTCTTTTACCAGCACCATTGTCAGGAAGATCCTGAATGGTCATGCCTTCCAAGAATTTAAGTGAAACAGTGTCATCGGTTGGAAGAAGATATCCACGATCTGTATTAACAGTTCCGAGGGCTGTATCTGTTCCGCTTGCTCCAGCATCGTTTCTGCCCAACCAGAGGTCCGGCACAATATCAACTTGGCCATAATCGCTGATGTAAGTGACAACTGACAATTTCAAGATACCATCTTTAACATCTTGGTTGAAATTAAAATCACTGTTTGCAGTGGTAGACCTGGTATAGTCGGTTATTTTATTTACCAAAGCTGGTCCTGCGAAAAGTCTGAAAGAACCTTTGGAACCTGAAGCAGTGTAAACAGCCTGAAGAAGTCCACGGAAAGCAGACTCAGTCAAAGAACCGATAGAAACACGGGAACCACTTACTGCACGGAATCCTTGCTTTAAGGATGTGTCGAAAGTGTTACCTGTTGCTGTTGGGTCAGACCAAATACCAAGTCCGCACATTTTAGCACCAGCGGAACTAGTACCGGCAGACTGATCGTTTCCTGATCCAATAGCAGTTTCCAAACTATTTTTAAGTTGGATAAGACTCTTAGCCTGAGAAGCGGCAAAAAGAGATCCACCTGGAGCGACATCGACCATTTCAGCCTGGCGGGATACTGCGAAGATATCTCTGAATGTAGCCACCCGGTTAGACAAACGAGCACGGGTGTCGATCAAGTTAGCGGCGTCTGAAATAGTTAAGTCAGCACCATCGATGTTTCCACCTGATCCTACTGGATCGGCGAGTGAGTCAACCAACCACTCATTAAGAGTTGCTTTTGGAGCGGCGGATTGTGGGATTGTTGAGTAGATTGGAGTCTCCTGTGGTGAAACAGTTTTCATCACATTCTCAAGATTCTCTCTAGCACCTTTTGTGCTAGTCACATTATACGAAGTTGCTATCGGCATTTTGAATAATTCCTTATTTTAAGATTTTAAATTTTATTCCGCTAGAAGTGCGGCTAGATCGTTTTCCGAGAGTCGTTTACGCTCCAAAATCTTTTGTTTCTGTGCAGTCTTCCGAGTGACTGAAGTTTGAACGGGTGGGCTGAAATCTCCCATTGTCGGCGGAGGTGCTTTGGCTACCTTCTTGGCTTTCAGTTTGGCCGTCTTGGCCGCCTGGTCCGCCTTGATCGCTTCCACTCCTCTTACGAGGGTGGCCGCTATGAAGTCGCCGTTTGGAAGGGCATTTAAAACATTAGCATACTGACTTTTAAGCTGATTAAATACGCCTCTGCGTTCTTCAGCGATGTCACTGTCTACTGTTTCAGAAATCCACGGATGCGTGTTAATCGTATCCTGTTGCCATTGAGCGGCTGACTGAAGATGCTGTGCCCTTTCGGGGATCTTCTCGGTCAGGTATTCGTCTGCCTGGGTAAGAATGTTTCGAATATCATCATCCGAATACTCTCTTCCATCGACTTCCACAAAGTCCTTGCCTATGTGTTGAAGTGCAAACTTCTTGGCGGCAAGTGCTTCCTTCCTCAAAGTCTCCAGGGCTTGAAAGTCCTGTATCTCTTCGAGTGCCGGTTGGCTGGTTTCCGATTGCTTCTGAGGGTTGGCTTTTAGTGCTTGAATCTCGGCTTTAAGAGTGTCAACGACCTCTTCAGCGGTCTTCGCTCTAGCTGTGAGCTTCCCTACCTGTTTAAGTAGCTTTCCTACGGCCTTGGGCGGTTCCTCCGCCTCAGATTCATCACTTTCCTCCTCATTCGCTACCTCTTCCATTTCCTCCTCCTCTGATTCATCAGACTCGGTTGACTGTAAAAGAACATCTTGATCCTGGTCGGCTTCCGTATCTGTGGGCTGAGTCTCGGACTCGGCGATCACCTCGGATTCCTTTTTCGCTTCACTCTCCTCGACTTTGTCAACGAATGATGCCGTTAACTCTTCGAGTGTCGTAATGCTTTGCGTTGGTTGTGTTTCTGCTTCTGTTGTACTACCCGAAGCCTCGGTTGTTTCTGTATCTGCCATTTTCCTGCGTTTGGTAAGTTCGCACTCTTGCGGTTCTGCATACCGACATGGTACGCCACCTCTGATTATGACAGGGGGTCGGATAAATTACTCAGGAGACTTTAAAAATCTTCCAATTATCTTTATAGACTTCGTGCTTGGCTTTCGATTCAGGGTTGTGCGGATACAATCCGATCCGTTTTGCTCCGTCTAATTCCATGCATGGAATGTTATAAAAAGTGTTCAGTTCCTCGACATAGGCCACTAGGACATCTACCTTCGTGCAATCGATTGTTTCTTTGCCGGTCGAACCTCGGCAAGTTGTGACCATGTATCTGCCTAATCCCGTTCGGTTTTTATCTTTAGACTTTGATTCTGTCCCCTTAATTTGAATCTTAAAAATCTTCCCCGCCGTGTTCATCACCAGGCAGTCCTGTGGCAGATAATCGCCTAATGGTACAAAAACTTCTAACCCATGCTCGAGGGCTTCCGAAAAAAACTTCTGCTCGTAGAGGTTACCCTTCCTCTTCATCTTCGTCATCATCATCGAGCACCATATCGCACTCGAAGTCGACAACATCCTCATCCAGCCACTCCTCGAGATCCTCCATTGCGATTTTAGCGATCTCCGTATCCTCAATGTCGGACTCTTCGATCCAACGATTGATTAATGCCCTGTGGGCGTTTTTAAATTGCTGGTGTTGAGTCAGCTTCGGCATTATCTAACGCCTCCAATATTCGGGTAAGTCCTGCAATCTCACCCGATAAACGGGCAAGTTTCTGCGGATTGTCCACATGAGTATAGTCCTGAAAATCAACCAGGCACATATCCCTCTGTTCTTTAATAAAGTCCTTAATCACTACCCACTCGGTTTGTTCACCGAGTCCGGCAACTGCATCTCCTAATGTCATTTTTTCCTTCTTACGGGTTTTACTCTTCTGCCCATCCCTACCTTCGATTTCTCAGCCTTTTTCCGTTTCAGTTGGCTTTTACTCATCTCCGATTTGGTCTTGGGTGTTTTACTCGAAACTCTTTTGGTTGGCCGGCAGTATTCATTCGACTTACCCTGACCGCATGGTTTGCCGGTCCGTGTATCCTGCCATTTCTCAGCATCCCATCGTTTCAACGATGTACCCTTGGCAGTCTTGCGAACCTGTCCCTTCGACTTCCGGCACTTGGCAATCTGTTGCGATGCTCGAGCACTCGGGAATACCTTTACCCGAGCCTTTACCTTTTTATAACAAGCGTCCTTTGGCATATTACCACTTTTTGCAGGACCAGTATCCTGCTGTTAGCTTTGATTTCTTCTGATCGCACTTATGCCTAGCTCGAAAGGATTTACGGGCATCAGGATTAGATTTACGAATCTTCATGTTTGCATCCCCGTAACGAATTGTCCTTGTCTTGCCATTCTCCGAGGCAAGTACGACAAATTTCTTCTTACCATAACCAGGTTCACCCTTTCGGATGCGTCTAGGGGAGTTGACCTTACTTGGTTTTCCGTTTGCCATACTTTACTTTTTTACCGGTCTTTTTGGCATAAGATTTAGCTTGTGCCATACCTTTGGGGGTGTAACTGAATTTCTTTTTTCCTACTCCTGGCATAATATCTTCCTTTCGATTAACCGGCTACTGATGTGCCTGGTACATTGCCGGGGGCAGTACCTAATTGACCAATCCTGGCGTTCATTTGTTGCTGTTGTTGAAATTCTAACTGACCAGCATATGTCTGAAGTCTCTTCGCAAAGTTTTCATCGGATTGCAGGCGTTCCTGCACATCGGTCGCCGGTATTGCTTCGCTTCCCTGTATATACGATTGTAATACCTGAAGCCTAAGTTGTGGATTCGCTCCATTTTCAGGCGCGTTAACAACCTGACCCGATGCGATCTTTGCGATGTCGTTCGATGTTTCAATAATCTCCTTTGTGGTAGCCTCCTGCGATGGCATGATTAACTGATTGGCAAGGTTCGGATCAATCGCCTCAATCACCTTGCGAAGATAAATATCAAATCTGCTCACTCCCTGACGATCATAGGTTGCCATTAACTTACCTATCGTATCCAACTTCTGAAGAACCTTCTCCTCATCCTGGTTCATGCTGTTCCAGGTAATATTAAAATCATACACTTCAGCAGTCTCATCCATCATAAGCATTGCTCCCTGCTCATTGTTGGTAACCCGAAACCATATCTGCGGTCCGCCGTAAGTGCGATCCAAGCACCATATGCGATTCAATACCTGCTTCCATCCCTCAAGCCAACGATTGACCAGGTTCTGACGAATACTGTTTGCCTCCACTGCATCGTCAGGTCCAGTCGGCCTTCCCGTTAGCTTATCTGCCAACTGGCGAATCTGCATCTCCACTTCCATGCTTGCGTTCGAATAACGGGGGATTTCCGCGAATCCAAATTCACCTCTACGCCGAACAGGTATATGTGAACCTGGGCCTATGCGTTCAGGCTTTCGCCCAACCACATATTCTACTGGTGGCATCGTTGACATGGATGCCCTATCACGGCGCGAGTCCATTTCAGATTTAACACAGATTTGATAACTCTTCAGCAATTCAGGATATCCACGCGAATCAAGCAATCTATGATTGAGGCATTCCCTCGTAATCGCCACAAAGGGATATCTCCCTTCATCATACTCCATAGGACTGTGAAAACCATGCCCTTCCGCTTCATCCGCCCAGCAGGTAATCGTGCATATAGGCACATCGTCCTCGTCCAGTTCCTTACGATATGTCGTGATTACCCGAACCATACCCTCGTAATCCTGCTGGCCATAAAAGTTGCCCGTGTCATACGACATGAGATCCGTTGAATAACTCTCCTCCGAATAAAATCCTTTGGAGTTTTCAATCAATTCCTCGATCCATTCCTTATCCCATCCCTCATTCACCTTTTGCATCAGTGCTTCGGGGCTGTAGTAATGGATACAGTGAATGCTCCTGGCGGATTCCAAATCGATCACATTCGAATCAATAATGATTTCCCGTCCCAACTCATATGCCTTGACCGCAGGACGATTTACCACTGCCTTCTCTGTTGGAACCTTTGAAACTCCTTTGTTGCGAAGCTCGTTTAACATCTTACGAACCCGCTTCTTTTTCAGATTAGGAAACAATGGAAAGAACATCTCCTCAACTCCCTCCTTCATCTCGGGATCTTCAATCGCCATAGCCAGTTCAGGCGACATCTGTGCAATCTCCTCGAGCGATATGTCTCTAAATACCCGAGTTGTCTCCCTCTTCCAGTATGTACCAAAAAATGTTATTCCATTCTGCAATAAATAATTAGCACCGATAGCCGCTTCCCTCTGTAACTCAGTCATCGATCCCATCCGCCACTTCAAAAATTCACTTACCATCTTGGCAGATGCAATATCTCCACTTTCCACGGGAGCCGCCACCAGGTTAGCCTGTGAAAGCGATTGCGACAGCAAAGCCACATCCCCGTCAATCAACGGGTTCACAAGGTTTGGTTCTAAATCGGAACTCCCATCCCAGGGAAATGCTTCAGGTCCATTCTTCTTGCCCGATTCATCCTTTCCTGCCCACTCATTAAAACGACACTCCCTCGCCTGCTCCGCCTTATCCATCCAAAAAGACAGATTCGCCCTCGCCTCATTGAACTCATGTTTGATCGAATCTACATCCGGCCCCTTCTCGTCAAACTCCTGTACTTCTAATCCACTACTTTCCATTTTTAACTCCCAATTCTAACATATGTTTTTTAAAATTACTCAGGGCAGACTTCTCTATCCTTCGCATCGTCTCAAACCCTACTCCCACAAAGTCCGCCATCTCCTGAATCGTGTAAATCCTGCACTCCCGATCCTCCTCAAATGCAGATAATCCCTCCTCCACAACCAACTCCCGTAGCATCAAATCAATCCGCTTATCCTGCTGTTCAGGCGATTCGATACAGATCATCGTCTCCCTCGACCTTTTTGACATATACCTCCGACTTTGGCGGGTGATTATCCTCGGGCTTCTTAACGCACCTAAATACTCCCTCCCGATCATCAAAATAGATAAGCATTAACCGGGCATTCGGAACCAGCTTCAGCACCCTCGCCGTCTCCACCTGCTTCTGCGGGGCTTCAGGTAATCCCACCTTACCATCCGAATCCTCCTTCCATATTCCTATGCAGGTCGAGCGGGGGATTCCCAACTCCTTGCTTATCTTCGGCCAACTCGTACCCGCCTTACGCAAAAGCACCACCTGGTCCCTCTGCATCTTACTCCATTTTCTTACTTTTCCCATAAATCAATAACTCCCTCCACCTGTTACCACCATCTCCTCCTCATCGAAATATTCAAAATTACCCACTGCGAACATTCTAACGCAATCTACATAGTCCTTGGCCGGATGCTTCAAATCACCAACCTGATACTCCTGCATACAGGCCACCAGGTTCTGACATTCATCCGAAATCATCAGCTTCGGGTGATTATCAAATCCCATCTCCCTACTCCTATCCCATGCCAGCAGGTTATTAATCGCCTGTAAACCCGTCTCAATGTCCAAACCTTCCGCCGGAACCACCGATAAATCTTCATCCGCCAAATCATCGATAATATTGGAAGATCCTTCCGACTTCTGATAACTAGCCGCCCCCAAACGAGGGTCGATTATCCGCTCAACATAACGATCACCCTCCATTTGCCGGATGATTTCCGCATAATCCTTTAAGCCGAAACCATTAGGCTGTGCCGCTTCCCCTGCACTCACCTTATCCCCCTTCGTCAGATCAATCCATCCTCCCCATGTGTCAAAATCAGGAAACTCCTTAACCGCCCAGGCCACTCCATGCGGATCAATCCCGAACAAAACCAT